AAGGGGGCTATGGGCATACCTTTTGCTGACGGTGGTGTAATATCCAGTGGATCTCAAGTACAAGCCTACGCTAATGGTGGTGTAGTTGGAGGACCTACTACATTCCCTATGTCTGGAGGAAGAACTGGTCTTATGGGAGAAGCTGGCCCTGAAGCTATTATGCCTCTTAAACGCGGAGCTAATGGTAAGCTAGGGGTACAGATGGAGGGTGGAGGTAACTCTGGCGGTGACACTACTACTGTCGTACAGAACTTTAACATATCCTCTAATACTTCTGAGGAAACTAGATCACTTGTTGTTGATACAATTAGACAAGCTACCCCTGAATTAAATAGGAGTGCTGAAGCTCACATAGTAAACAGCCGTAAACGAGGTGGCTACATGAAAGCCACATTTGGCTAGAAAAGGAAATATTAAATGGCTATATCTTATCCATTAAGTACCCCAACAAGTATAGGTATTGAGACAATAGAACTTAGTGCTGTTAATGCTACAGCTACCTCTGAATCCCCCTTTACATATAAACAACAAGTTATTTCACACGGGGGTCAAAGGTGGGGAGCATCAGTCACTATTCCCTCGGTACGTAAAGATCTAGCCGCACCTTGGAAAGCTTTGTTAGTAGCTCTTAAGGGTCAGACAGGTACATTCCTACTAGGAGACCCTGACTACGAGACACCACAAGGCACAGTTAGTTCTTGTGTTTTAACAGGTACTGCTGGGGTAGGTGAGGCTACTGTTGTTATGACAGGAACTCTTAAAGCAGGTGACTACATACAATTAGGAAGTGGTGCAAGTACTAGGTTACATCAAGTTCTACAAGATCACAGTGGTAACGGTACGATACAGATATGGCCTTCTCTAAGAATTTCTTACACTAGTGAAACTGTAGTATTCAATTCCCCTAAAGGGGTCTTTAGGTTAGCTAGTGGAGAAACTTCATGGTCAATTAATAATTCATCTCTCTATGGTATCTCATTTGATGCTGTAGAGGTTATTACATAAGGAGTGAGAAGTGTCTAGAGATTTAACACCTAGTACAATTAATAACATTGAACAAGATATAGTTCACCCTTTCTTTGCCGTAGAGTTACTTTTTGAGTCAGAACAATTACGTATTTGGACTGGGCTAGGTACACTTACTACTAGTGATGGTAATGAATGGCTAGGGACTGGAACCCTACTAGACATATCAACAGTAGAAGAAACCTCTGAGATAGCTTCTAAGGGGGCAAATATAACTATAAGTGGAATGACCTCAGAAGTTGTTTCTTTAGCCCTCTCAGAACCCTACCAAGGCAGAGTATGTAATATTTACTTTGGGGCATTTGATAATGGAGATCAAACTACAGCTTTAAGTAACTTTAATGAGATCTTCTCAGGCTATATGGATCAAATGAATATTTCAGAAGGCCCCGAAACTGCTACTTTAGAAATCCTAGTAGAGAATAAACTTGTAGATTTAGAGAGAGTTAGGATAGCTAGGTGGACTTCTGCTTATCAAAAATCAAAGTACCCTAATGATAATGGGTTAAATTTTGTAGAGGACCTACAAGATAAAGATATTAAATTTGGTAGATCTTAATTTTAACTATAGATATTTACAGGGAGTTTTGTAGTGGGAAACCCATTTAAGAAATTTAAGAAAGCTATTAAAAAAGCAGTGGCGGCGGCTTTTGTTGTTACTGCGTTAGTTGTTCTAGCAGTGACATTCCCTATGACTGCTATGTTTCTTGCGTCAACTATAGGTACTGCTTTAATAACTAAAGCATTAATGCCTAAGCCGCCTCCAGTTAATAGGGGCTATTCTGTAAACTCTAGGGGTTCAGCCCAAGATCACCAGATTATTTATGGTGAAGTAAGAGTAGGTGGGGCTATAGTTTATGATGAGTCTACTGGAACTAATAATAAGTTCTTTCATCGTATAGTAGCTATCTCTGGGCATGAAATAGATAGTTTTGTTACAATATACGCGAATGATGAGGCTCTTACTATTGATGGTAGTGGTAATGTAACCTCACCTTCAAAGTATTCAGGTAAGATGAGAGTATTAACAAGAACTGGTACTCCTACTCAGTTGGCTATACCTGAACTTATTTCTGATTCTTCTCACTGGAACAACACTTGTAAATTATCAGGCATTGCTTATATCTACACTAGGCTAACATTCGATGCGGATGTTTACCCTAATGGTGTACCTTCAATTACAGCAACTGTAAAAGGTAAGAAAGTGCGTGACCCCCGTACAGGCAGTATTGCGTTTTCATCTAACCCAGCTTTATGTATTCGTGACTATTTAAAGAGTGATTATGGTCTATCTGAGCTTGATAGCAAGATAGATGACACTTCATTTATAACAGCGGCTAACGTATGTGACCAAACGGTAACTAATGCCTCTGGAGCATCTCCGTCTACTAGCACTAGATATACTTGTAATGGAGCTTTTACAACCGGATCTACACCGTATGACTTACTAGGGGATCTAGTAGGCTCAATGGGTGGTAAACTATGGTATGGTCAAGGTAAGTGGAGAGTTAAACCTGCTTACTGGACAAACCCAGTTATGTCTTTAACGGAAGATGACTTAAGATCTCCTATTGGTGTATCAACACGTCACTCCCGTAGAGATAACTTCAATACACTAACTGGCACATTTAGAGGCCCTGAATCAAACTGGCAAGAGACTGACTACCCACAAGTAACCAATACAGCTTTCTTAGAAGCAGATAATGGACAAGAGTTAGTTGCAGATGTACCCCTAGCGTTCACAACAACCGCATTAGAAGCTAGTCGTTTAGGGCTAATTGCTTTGGAGGCTAATAGACAACAATTAACTATGTCTGCTAGTTTTGGGTTAAGGACACTTTCTATAGGGGTGGGAGATAATGTAACTCTTACCCTACCTAGATATGGATGGAGCAATAAAGAGTTCGAGGTTTCTAGTTGGTCTTTTGGTCTTGTTGGTCAAGATTTACACACCCAACTAGTATTAAGAGAGACTGCTGAGTCTGTATTTGACCAAACATATGATGGTGCTTTCTACGAGAGGGATAATACAACACTGCCCTCACCCTTTGAGGTAGCTTCAGTTGCAATTACACTCTCTACTGAACTAAAGACTACTAATCAAACCGTTGTTGCTGTACTTAGTGTTGAGTTGTTAGCAGATTCACCTTTCATAGAGAAGTATGAGGTAGAGTATAAGTTAAGTTCTGATACGAACTTTATTTCACTTGGTTCAGGCTCAGTTAATAACTATGAATTGCTTTACACATCTGATAACACCTTTGATATAAGAGCTAGGGCTGTTAATACATTTGGGGTAAGAGGTGACTTTACAACTATCTCTAATTATGGAGCTAGACCTTTTGCAAGCCCACCTGCTGATGTAGCCCTGATTTCAGCTAATATAAATCAGACAACAGCAGTATTATCATGGTCTCCTGTAAGTGATTTAGATTTAAGTCATTATGAGGTAAGGTTCACTCGTGATGTACCTGCTGTATGGTCTAGTAGTGTCTTACTCATTGATAAGGTTGCGAGACCAGCTACTAGTGTAACTGTAGCGGCTCAAACTGGAACTTATTTAATTAAAGCTGTAGACAAATTAGGTAATAAATCAGTTAATGCTATAGGGACTACCGTTTCTATTAGTGCATCAGACACTATAGGTCTAAGGGGACTAGAGGATATAATAGAGAACCCTAACTTTACTGGCACTAAGACTAACACTGCAATTATAGATGGAGACTCTTTAACCCTTTCTACAGGTAAATCAGAAGGTACGTATGATTTTGCCAGTATACTTGACCTTGGGGCTACGTACACTTCATACGTTGAATCATTTATTGATATAGTACAACTAAACTATGCACTGGAATTTGATGACCCTACTGAGAACTTTGATGACAGAGAAGGTTTATTCGATGGTGATTTATCAGCATATGATGGGTCTACAGC